AATCGTACTGTATTTGCTAAAATGGAAACTGCATACCCAATGATTCGTTACAAACCAGACCATGTTGGCCAAGCTAACTTTGATGGTTCACGATACATTCATGCTTTCTTTGATACTGTTATCGATTCTGTAGACTCCATTACAGGCGGCGGTTCGGATCGTTATCTTTCCGAAGACTATATGTTCTGTCAAATGTGGCGTAAGATTGAAGGTAAAATCTTCTTATGTCCTTGGATGAGAACAGACCACATCGGCACATATCACTTTAAAGGAGATATGCCAGCTGTTGCCAATTTCGTTGGAGAAATGTGATGTTAGTTGGTGTACTTGGATTTATTGGTTCAGGTAAAGGCACAGCAGGTGATATCTTATCCGATTTAGGATTTGAATCACTTAGCTTTGCTGGTGCTGTTAAAGATGTTACTGCTGTGATGTTCAATTGGCCTAGAGATTTATTAGAAGGCGATACTGATGCATCAAGAACATGGAGAGAACAACCAGACAAGTTTTGGTCAAAGAATTTTGGCAAAGACTTTACACCAAGACTAGCATTACAGTTGATGGGTACAGAAGTTGGCCGTGATATTTTCCATGAAAATTTTTGGGTATTAAACCTAGAAAACAAAATGAGAGATACGGACAAAAACTATGTTATTACAGATGTAAGATTTCCAAATGAAATGAACTTTGTACATAAACAAGGTGGTATTCTTATTGAAATACAACGAGGAGTAAAACCTCATTGGTATGATATTGCTGAAAGAGCAAACTATGGTGATTTTAAAGCCGAACAATTTCTAAGAAAGGAAAGCATACATGAATCTGAATGGCGCTGGGTTGGTGGCGATATCGATTTTACTATTGATAATATGGGATCGAAAGAGGAATTAAAAACCAATTTAACATACTGCTTGACAAGATCGTTTGGAAGCAGTAAAATACGTGAATTACTTGAAGGAGTTACATTATGAAATTATCAACGGACACATTAAGTGTATTAAAGAACTTTTCTGGAATCAATGGGAATCTAGAGTTCAAAGCCGGTAAAGAGATTAAAACAATCTCATCTACCAAAACAGTCATGGCAAAAGCCACATTGACTGATGAGTTTCCACAAGACTTTTGTGTGTATGATTTGAATCAATTCTTATCAGTATATTCTTTACACAAGGATTCTGATATTGATTTTGATGATAAGAATGTCATCTTCAAAAGTGGCAAAAGCAAAACCAAGTATCGTAAAGCCGATAAACAAAATATCATCACACCACCAGATAAAGAATTGGTGTTACCATCTGTTGATGCCTCACTCACATTAACAGAATCCGATTTGGCTGACTTGTTGAAAAGTGCTTCTGTTCTCCAATCACAACATGTTATTGTTGAATCTGATGGTGATAAAGTTTATGTTACTACATGTTCTATTCAACAAAACGGACAACGTTCTGAGAATACAAACTCTATCGAAGTTGGTGATGGTAACGGTAGTGTATACTCCGCAACATTTTTGACAGAGAATCTTAAAATGGTTCCTGGTACATATGAAGTTGAAGTATCATCCAAAGGCATGGCCTCATTCAAAAATACTAAGCAACCAATTCAATATTGGATTGCCATTGAAGCTAAACACTCTAAGTTTGCTTAATTTGATTTTTTATATTATGGAGTATTTGAATGGACCAACATATTTTGTGGGTGGAGAAGTATCGACCAGCTAAAGTCGAAGATTGTATTTTACCTGATGGAATCAAAAAGACGTTTCAGGAATATGTAAACAGAAAAGAAATACCAAACCTGCTGCTCTCCGGATCAGCAGGTGTCGGTAAGACTACAATTGCCAAGGCTCTTTGTGAAGAGGTTGGTTGTGATTACCTAGTCATCAATGGTTCTGATGAGAATGGCGTTGATACCATTCGTGTTAAAATCAAGAGTTATGCTTCTTCTATGTCACTCTTGGGTGGCAGAAAAGTTATCATACTTGATGAGGCAGATTATCTAACCGTAAATGCACAGGCTATTCTGAGAGCTTCTATCGAAGAATTCTCTGGCAATTGTTCTTTCATATTCACTTGTAATTTTAAGAATCGTATCATCGATCCTATTCATTCTAGGTGTACCGTTGTTGACTTCAAAATCAATGGTTCTAAACCAAAGATGGCTGCACAATTCTTTAAGCGTGTTGAATGGATTCTGGAACAAGAAGGAATAATCTATGATAAACCTGTGGTTGCAGAAGTCATTACAAAGTATTTTCCTGACAATCGCCGTATTCTTAATGAGCTCCAGCGGTATAGTGTAGGCGGTACAATTGATAAAGGTCTTTTGGCGTCAGTTTCGGATGTGATGCTTACTGAGTTAATTAACTCACTAAAGGTCAAAGACTTTGCTGGCGCTCGTAAATGGGTCACCAACAACTTGGACAATGATCCAGTTCGTATCTTTAGAACAATGTACGATAAACTATATGAGGTGTTGCAAGCCAACTCTGTGCCTCAAATGGTTCTTATTCTTGCCAAGTATCAATATCAGGCAGCCTTTGCAGCTGACCATGAGATTAATCTGATGGCCTGTCTTACAGAAATCATGGTGGATTGTGAGTTCAAATGAGTCCGTTCGATTATGTAGATTTAATTTTACACAAAAAGAAACAGGACGATGACTTTGATATTGGTAATTATGCACCTTTCCTAGTCAATCGATCCTTATCTTACCACATGGATTGTATTCTCTATGTCAATGAGATGAACATAAAACCTAATATTGACAAGGACTTACAATACCAGTATCTTTTGAATTCCATTCGGCCAATGAAACGGCGATTTAAACCGTGGCAAAAATCATTATCCGATAAAAATATTGATTGTGTTAAAAAGTTTTTTGGTTACAATAACCAAAAAGCCAAAGATGCGTTGAGTATTTTATCTGATGAACAGATAATACAAATTAAAGATGCAATTGATGTTGGTGGAATAAAACAAACATGAAATCTGTACATCCATAAATAATTGTTTAGTATGATATAAAAACAATAAAATAGGTGAAAAAGTCATGATTGATATAAAAGATTTAGTTGAGATTACTTTAGGTCAGGAAGATGATTTTCTTAAAGTAAGAGAAACATTAACAAGGATTGGTGTGGCCTCCAAGAAGGATAGAACGCTATACCAATCTTGCCATATCCTCCATAAAAAAGGACAATATTATGTGGTTCATTTCAAGGAACTTTTTGCACTTGATGGCAAACCAACCGACATTACCGAAAACGACTTATCTCGCCGTAACGCTATTGTTAAGTTATTGGAGGATTGGGAACTGGTTAAAGTCGTTCGGAAAGAACAAATAGAAACACCAGCACCTATTTTCTTGTCACAGATTAAGATTCTGTCACACAAAGAAAAGAGAGACTGGCAATTAGTACCGAAATATAATATCGGAAAGAAGCCACAACCAGTATAAATACTGATATCATTATGTGCCGTGCTCTCTGAGGCGGCAATTTTATTAACCTCGCTTATTTAAGGAGTCTATATGACAAGCTTACTATTTCCTAAATTGGATAACCTATACGCCAACATGATTGGCTTTGATGAGACTATTGGTATGTTGAAGGCAGCCGCCCAAGATGTTTCCAAGTATGTTCCAACCTATCCTCCATACAATATCAAACAAGTCAAAGAGAACAAGTACGTCATTGAGATGGCTGTTGCTGGTTTCTCTAAGACCGACATTGAAATTACCATGGAAGGAAACAAAATGGTCATCAAAGGTGCAACCGTTGAAGATGATGACCCAACATACCTACACAAGGGTATTGCAAACCGTGCTTTTGAAAGAGCCTTCACACTTAAAGATACTATTGAAATCAAAAATGCCGAAATGGCCAATGGTATGTTAAAGGTGTGGTTGGAAAACATCGTCAAAACACAAGATGCCATTAAGAAAATTGGTATTAAATCCAAGGATGAATAACTGGTGGCCTGTTTCCGATGAGGAATGGGAACAATTAAATTATCCAGAAAAATTCCGGTAACCATGAAAGAGACCTCTTGACAGGTCTCTTTTTTTATTGTATAATGGACTTTTATTATGGAGGATACTGTGGTGATTCTAGACAAACATTTTGAGAAATTAAACAAAAGGCCTTTCGATCCATCCAACAAAGCGGATCTGGCTATCTTTAAACAGTTTTTGGAGACTGGTCGTTGGGGTCTTAACGGATGTCCTTTCCTGTTAACATGGCCTTACCTGACCGTTCCTGATATGATTAAAGACAAGGTTACCAAACATGTCTTAAAGGTTTCTTAGTGAAACCAAAGTTCATCAAGTATTACATGGACATTGCCAAGCGTACGGCTGAATTAAGTTCAGCCAAACGACTACAGGTTGGTGCCATCATTGTAAAGAATGACCGTATTGTGTCGATTGGATACAATGGTACACCATCTGGATGGACAAATGACTGTGAAAATCTAGTTCGTATCGAAGATGATGAACATGGTCGTTACGAATACAAAACTAAACCCGAGGTGATTCACGCCGAGGCCAATGCAATTGCTAAATTGGCCAAATCTACGGAGTCTGGAGATGGGGCTGTCATGTTTCTGACACATGCGCCTTGTATGGATTGTGCTAAGCAGATATACACAGCTGGCATCCGTAAAGTATTTTTTGACAGTAATTATCGTTCTACGGATGGAGTTGTGTTTCTCAACAACTGCAACCTGGAGGTAGAACAGATAAATGAAACATTGGAAACAAATAGTCACTTATAGTAAGTATATGATTTATCTAGTGATTTTTGTATGGAAGATGTGGAAAGAATATACAAACAATAAATAACAAGGAGTCATCATCGGGTCAACTAATTAAAGGAGATTGCATGAGATTAAGAATAGTTAATTGTCCCGATAAAGATTTTAAGCCTATCGTAGAAAGAGCAGCTTCTTTCTTTGCCAAAGAATTAATACCAAACACAAGAGTTCGTAATCATTGTTTTACCAAAATTAGGTTTAACGCCAAGATTTTGGAATATGGTTATGCTAGTGTGGAAGAATATAACACAAGAAATCAACCAAGAGAATTTCTGATGGAAATTCATCCTGGAATTGGTGCTAGAGATATATTGTCAACCATAGCACATGAGATGGTTCATATTAAACAATATATTGATGGTGAATTAAATGAAGAGATGTCTTACTGGAAAGGTAAGAGAGTGGATTCAGATAAAATGGAATACTGGTATTCACCATGGGAAGTAGATGCCAACGGCCTTGAAGTTGGTTTGATAACCAAATTTGCTGTTGCTGAATGTCTTTGGGAAGTATTGGATGGATTCAAAAATCCAGCCACTCCGATTGTCTCTATACCGATAAGATGGAAAAAAAGAAAATAATTGGATATATAATAATATGAATAACTTAAAACGCCCCTTTAACCAGCCTCAGTATCATACAGAAACAATCTGTGGTGATGAACCATGGCTCACTTATGGGGTTTGTATTAGTTAAAAAAATTAAAACAAAAGTATTACAAACCCCACCCTAAAAAAGTGGGGTTTTTTGTTGTTCGATTACAACACCAGTATTGACAAAGGTCATCGAATCATATACAATACACACTTGTTCTTTAAAATTTAAAAGTAGTATACCCTCTTCGCCAAGTTGGTAAGGCAACGGATTTTGATTCCGTCATGCGGTGGTTCGAGTCCATCAGGGGGTGCCATATGAAAGCACATTGTTTTAATGTGTTTTTTTATGTAAAGGAGAATGATATGCCTAGTGTATTTCTTGTAAGTGATACACACTTCGGTCACGCTGGAGTGTGTCATTTCACTGGTAAAGATGGAGTTACAAAGCTTAGACCATGGGACAATCCAGATGAAATGGATGAAGAAATGGTCGAGCGTTGGAACGATAGAGTAAAACCAAATGATAAAGTTTATCATCTTGGTGATGTAGTGATTAATCGTAAAGCTCTTAGCATTATGAAAAGGCTTAACGGAGATAAAGTTCTTATTCGTGGTAACCATGATATCTTTAGAGATGATGAGTACCGCCCATATTTTAGAGAGCTCCGTGCCTATCATGTAATGAGAGGTATGATTCTTAGCCACATTCCACTTCATACAGATAGTATTAATCGTTTTGGTACTAACATCCACGGTCATACCCATGACAGGCGTGTAATGATGGCTGATCCATTTGGTCATCGTGAACCAATAATTGATATCAGATACCATTGTGTATGTGTGGAACAAACTGACTACACACCAATCCTTTTTGAAGATGTTGTAAAACGAATTCAAGAGGAAGGTGGTGAAGTAGACTTTAGACAACATGGAAATAGAGCCATGTGATGGTGAGGTGGCAGAGTGGTCTAATGCAACGGATTGCAAATCCGTAAAATCGTGGGTTCGAATCCCACCCTCACTTCCAATAATACTTGACCGGAAAAAAGTAATACTAAAGTATTAAGGTTGCCATTTTGGCCAAACCTGTTACAATAGAGTCTTGTTCAGTTGATAAAGGAAGAAAAAAATGGAATGTATTAAATGTAAAAGATGGCATTGGTTCACAAGTCCTTGCGATCCTAATACAAAAAGATAAAATGTAAGTTGCTCCGTTCGTCTATCGGTTAGGACATTGCCCTTTCACGGCAGTAAGACCAGTTCGATTCTGGTACGGAGTACCATACTAAAAAACATTGGGTTACCAACTCTAGTAGGTGACTTATTTGGTTGAAACACAGGCCGCTGTGAACCTTATAAGTTACATGAAGCCTTCCGATGGCGCTAGAATCAGTTGAAGTGTAATGTGGAGATTGTCTTATCGGCAGACGAAGCCGTGAGAATCCAGATGAAGTTCTGGCACGACAGTCACACCCCAATGTTTTTTAGTATGGTAACATTGATAAGTGCTATCAGGGTAGGATTGTAGACGTATAATCTATTGGCAACCAAGGTGCGACTGAAATTGCCTGATATAACCGCTCTTCGCTCGTCAGAGTTAGCTACTTTGTTGACAAATCGGCAGATAGCACTTATCAATGGTCTCATAGTATAATGGTTAGTACGGTGGCTTGTCACGCCACTAATAGGAGTTCGATTCTCCTTGGGACCGCCAGTTTTATGCTCAGATAGTTCCACGCTACGGTTCGCAACCGTGGGTCCACGGTGAATTCGCAATTCACGGCAGTTGGAGAGGTAAAAACCCTGCTTATAGGGTCTCCAGTGAAAGAAGGTGCAAATCCTTCAAGAGCACCAATTTGGAATGTTAGCTCAGTTGGTAGAGCAACGGACTTTTAATCCGCTGGTCGCAGGTTCAAATCCTGCACGTTCCACCAGTTTTATGGAGAGATTAGTTTAGTGGCAAAACCGAGGGTTGTGATTCCTCTATCACCAGTTCGATTCTGGTATTTCTCCCCAAATTGGAGGTGCCGCCGTAATGGTATGGCAGGAGATTGTAAATCTTCCGGTTTACACCACAGTTGGTTCGATCCCAACCACCTCCACCATTCTGCCCTATTAGTACAATGGCAGTACAACGGTTTTGTAATCCGTAAATGGAAGTTCGATTCTTTCATGGGGCACCAGTTTTTTCGGAGTGTAGCGCAGTCTGGCTAGCGCACCTGCTTTGGGAGCAGGGGGTCCAAGGTTCGAATCCTTGTACTCCGACCATTACATCAGGTTTGAATTCTTTAGATGTTGTCCAAGAAATATTGGCAGTTGGAGGTTCACTTGAAAATTTATATAGTACTTGATAAGCGTGTTCGTTTCCATTGTTCATTATTATATTTATGGAAAGTCTCGCTGGTGTAATGAGTCGCCAACTATTCAGTAGGTTGCCATTCTTTTGGTACAACACCTTCTAATAAGGTAGACAAATCTAATCCATAATAATAGTCTTCAAGTAATTCCAACATATAATTAATGACTTCTATCCTATGGTTAAAATTCTTTAACTCACCTTCTCTCATTCTAATTTGTTCTTCAATAATACTTTTAATAAAGTTATCACCTTCTTTTTTACGGTTAACCTTTTTTAATATTTTATTGAGCTTGATTATATAACCATTACATGTTATAATGTTATTTTTAGACTGACGAATATTTTCGTGTAATTCACGTTTCATTACAAAAATTAAATCATCATGATCCGGATTAATTTTTTCAATACAATGTGTAACTAAACCTGCCAACTCTTGTAGTGCTTCGGTTCTAATTGGAATATCTTCTTGTATCTTGCCTGTGGCATCATACTCAGATCTTCTGGATGGATCACTAAGTACTTCATATGCAAGTTTAATTCTTTTGAATTGGTCTTCATCACCACCTTTATCTGGATGGTGTTGTTGAGCCAAAGCTCTGTATCTCTGTTTGATCTCATCAAAGGTACATCTTGGTGATAATCCTAATTCATCGTATAAATTCATTGTATTCAAAGTTAAAGTTGTTAGTTATTTATTATAGAAGGAAAATTATGAATTATATCCCGTTAAACCAACATATTAAGTTTACCAAAACAACGCTTGACATTTAATCAACAAGCATATATAATAGACAACATGATGCGGGTATGGTGCTAGTGGTAACACAAGACCTTGCCAAGGTTTAATTGAGAGTTCGATTCTCTCTACCCGCTCCAAGTTTTTAGCGGT